TAAATGACCATCAGTATTATCTGTAAAGTCTATTCTAGGTATATTGTTTCCTATAGTCTCTATTAAGCCATTTCTATCTACTCTTGTTCCTATGCTATTTCTAGTAAAGTCAAAAGGTACTGGCTTAAACCTATTCTCATCATTATACCCTAAAGTATTGCCGTCTTTTACAGCCCATTTAGTGTCTCCGTATTTAATAGTCGCTGCCATATCTTATTCTATTGTATATCCTAAATCTGTAGCCATTGCGTTAAATGAACTCCAAGAAGTTAATTTTTCTAACTCATCATCTGATAATGCTTCTCCAAATACTGTTAGCTCTTTGCATTTACCGTAGAAAGGCAATATTGCACTCCCAACGTTAAAAGAAAGTTCATTAAGTGTATCTTGCGCAAATATAGTGCCACTTGTATCTGTTAATCTTTCTACACCATCAATCCACAATGCAAAATCATTAGTTTTGTATTTTAATGCAACTTTATGATAATCTAAAGTAGACGTTACAGTATATTCTTTATCAAATTTCGTGCTACCACCTACGAGAACAATGGCTCTTATTTTATTGGTTATGCTTGAATATAATATATTTACTCTATTAGTTGTACTTCCATCAGAAATTGCAATACTTCTATTTGTTCCATCATCAGCCAAAGCAGCTATCTCTGCGTACAATACTCCTTCTGTTGAGTTTATTAAGTCAGCACTACCAGCACCATTTGCAGTCTCTGTAGCTCTTGTCTCTGTACTTCCAGTTAGTGTTGGTATGTATGATGTAGCATAGGATAAGGCTTCTAACTGACCTCCCCACATATATATCCCATTAGAAGGTATTTCATTAATCCATAAACCTATAGTAGATGTTTGATTTTCAGACAATTCATATCTAACCCAATCAGTAGTTAGAGTTAATGTTTTTTGGTTTATTGTTTGTGCTGGGTCTCGTAAAATTACTTGCTCTCCACCAACTATACCTTTTAAGTATATACTTTTAGTATTATCTCCACCACCAAAAGCTACTGCCTTATATAACCCATTAGAGCCATCACTTGTTATCTTAGAGGCATTATATTCTCCACTAGGACTTAATGTTTCAGTAGTGTTAGAATAAACTGTTGTAGCTGCATTTACAGTCCAAGTTGTAAAATCCTCACTATAAGGTAATAGATTAGTAGAAGTAGGCTCTAACAACCAATGCCCATTCTCTCCATTACTATCATAGTTTATTCTTGGAATGTTGTTGGTGTCTATTACTTCTTTGACTGATATACTTGATATAGTTAAATTAGTTCCAGCCGCACCAATAGATAAAGCAATTTCATCAATATCTGTAAGTGCTTGTAAAGTAAATTTAAATGTACCTACTGCATTTACTCGCAAATCTGTATCAGATTGTGTACCTCTTGGCTTTCTTAAATATACATAACCATTGGTAAATTGACTGCACTCTATTGTTACTTGATAAGTAGAGTTTAAATCTAAACTAAGTGATTGTGAAATTCTTTGATATAAAGGACCATTCGTTACAATACAAGTATCATCTCCTAAACTCCAACCAGTTTCTAAATTCCAATAGTCATTAGGGTCTAGTTCTTGTACTACTACGTTGTCTATTGAGCCTACAAATGATGAATCTGCTTGAAATTTAAGTTGGTCGTTGCTTGTAGGTGTTACGTAGTATGTATATGTATCTGTTGCACCAACGTAAGGTAAATTAAAAGTACCTGCCCTCAATCTTACTGAACCTGCCGACCTAACAACATCAAAAGTTATTTTAAATATACTTGTTAAATTTGGAAATACACTTACTTGAACTAAATCTGTTGAAGATGAAGCTACTCTAACCGCCTTACCATCTTCTATACTCCAACCAGTTCCTAAACTCCAATCTGGTACTTCTTTAACTGATACGTTGTCATAATAAATAGGCTTTACATCACTAACTAGCCTACTTAAAGAAATATATGTTGTTGTAGCAGTAGCCGTATAATAAAGTATTAAAGTTCCATTAGCATCAGTTGATGTAACGAATGTTGCACCACCACCATTAGCATTATTAGTAAATCCTATTAAAACAGTACTTGTGTCTGGGTTTTCAAAATCTACAACAAGTTTGTAGGTTGCTCCAACAACAGTTGTTATAGGTCTAGTGGCTCTACTACTACTAGCAGCACTAGGAGTAATTAATAATCTTTCTTCACTTAAAGTTAGTACAGCGTTGAAATACCCTGTCCACAAATCAACATCTTCTTGTGTTTCAAAATTACCACCACTTACAAGCTCACTACCTAAGTCAAAAGTACCATTCTGTACTAAGTCTGGTCCTATCTCACTAAAGTCTCCGTTCTGTACTAAGTTACTTCCTAGAGTTCTACCTACCATCTCGACTAAGCCACTAGAATTAACTCGACTAGCAACACTAGCTCTAGCAAAGTCAAAGTCCTCATACGGTTGCTCAATAGGCGCTACGTTATACATAGTACCAGCCTTATACCCAGTAGGAGTTAAAATTATATTCGCTTTGTCTAGTAGTCCCTCTGCCATTATGTTATGTCGTTAAGTTCATTTAAGAATGCTAGTGTATCTGTAGTGTTTTCCATTACGCCTCCAGCAGCTACTACTCTATCGTTTAGTACACTTAAGTACTGAGCTGGTGTTGGGTCAAATAGTCCACCATCAACGATAGTCCATCCATCATCTTCTATTAATGATAGCTTAGAATAGAATGCACTAAATGTATATTGACTACCTCCAAAGTTAATATTTATATCAGCATCTACTTCACCACTTGCCCAAGCTATTAGTGTTGCGTCGTAGTTAGCATTAGATAAGCCACTAGCGTTCTGCATAAAGTTAGTAAAGTTAGCAACGTTGCTTATATTCCAACCTGCTAGAGATTGGTCAAACCTATCACAATTAAAGAGCATTTCACTCATATCCTCAGTATCTTGAATAGACCAAGAAGATATATCTCCATTAAACTGTACACAGTTATAGAACATTCTACTCATACTTACAACTGCTTCTACTTCCCAATTACTCAAGTCTTGATTGAATGTCAAACAGTTTTCAAACAAAGAAACATAACTACCAGAGTTTTCTGTATTCCAACTATTTAACGGCTGGTCAAAAGAATAGCAGTCTTTAAACATTTTATCAAAGAAGTAAACACCAGATACATCCCACTCATCTACTACGCCATCAAAGTTAGTACAGCCTTCAAATGTGCTAGTTAAATCGCCATCTCCAGATATAGTAGGATAGTCAGTAGCGTTAGCTTCTAAATTAGAGCATCCAAAGAATGCTTTATTGGTAGATATATTTAAAGTACCCCAGTTACTGATGTTAAGTATTTTAAGTCTATCTTGTGTGTTATTGAATTGCCACCCTTGTATAGTTCCCTCTATGCTTATCTGATACTCTCCAGCACTACTATAAGTGTGAGTTATCTCTTCTTGATTGTAGCTAGTTATTGTGCTACTACTACCATCTCCCCATAGTACTGTACAATTATAAGAGCCAGAAGCTACAGTAGGTAGTTTAAATTGTGTGTTAAGTGTAGAGCCATCAGAAAGGTTAGCAGTATCTATTGTAAATACAAATTGATTTGGAGCAACTGTAGATAAGTCTACTACGTCATTTTTCTCTAACGTAAGTATCATTGCGTCCTTTCTATTGCCTACTTGTTTTATTGCTTTTATAGAATAGTTAGTAGAGCCATTCTGAATAAAGTATTGTGGAGTAGTGCCTATGTTAGTTCGGTATCTAATTAAGCACTCTATAGTCTGAGAGTTAATTAAATCGTCAGCATCATAGGTAGTATTACCAGACTTAAAGTCAAAGTCTCCATATATAGTTACATAACTATTATCTAAAACTACTCTCTCGCCATAAGCGTTAGTTGAGTAAGTTTGTGTATAGAGCTTTAGTTTTCTATCTAGTTTACCTATTATCATAGTTCTAGCAAACGGTAAGGAGTTAGTAAATGTTCAACCATTAATGGCAATTCGTTTACTTGTGTACCCATTACCACGTCTTGTCGGTTTTCGTAATATCTTCCTATTACAATATACATAGCTTGTTTTATAGCATCTTCAACATCAGAAGCTGCGCTACCTACTACAAACTCAATCTCTACAGAGTTAGCTCGTTCGTAAGTGTCTGGAAAGTTACCGTCTTCAGCTTGGTATATCCTTCCTGGTTTTACTCTTATATCAACATCGTACTGAGATGTGTCAAGAGTTTGTAATGTATTGTCGGTATCATAATACTTAACGTGAGTAACACTAGCTACGTTACCTACTTGTAAATCCATAAAAGGAGGAAACTCATCGTAGTAAATATTATATGTTTGTGTGATTAATCTACGTCTAGTAAACTGTTCTACTACATTAGTAGCAACACCTATTAACGAAGTGATATAAGCATCGTCATCGTCATAATCGGAATCAACTCTTAGAAAAGCCTTAGCCTCTGCTAAAGATATTGCAGTAGTAGCTGGTCCAGTCTTTAGTACTAACTTACCATAAGGTACATAGTTAGTCCCTCGTAAAGTGTTAAAGTTGTAGTCGTAGTATTCCATTTTAAAAAATAAATGGTAGGAGGTTTTACCCTCCCACCAATTAAAAATATAATTAAGCCTCGATTAATTTAACGAATGCTGTGTCATTTTGTACACAGTCTCCATCAACTAAAGAAGTAACAATCATTCTTGTTTGTCCAATACCACCGTCAGTGTAAGGGTCTACTAGAATATCTAGTCCACCAAACTGAGCAATGTGACATTTAGAGAAGTCTCCGAATAGAGCGTGGTCTTTACCAGCAGTTCCACCGTTTCCTACGTTTGGAGATACGAAAGAGAAGTAACCGTTAAGTTCTTTTCTAGCGTTATCATAAATAGGAGATACAGAAGCTACTTGAGCCAATCCTTTTACTGTAGCGTAAGCAGATGGGTCTAGTAAGTAAGCTAATCTTGCACCTTCTAACTGTACACCGTTAGCAATTAAGTCAGTTTCCATTTCAAACCAATCAGCAGCAGT